CCTGGTGGACCAACCGACCGGAAAGGCTCGCGTCATGATCGCAACCATTCTGAACCTTCTCGGCGAGCTCGCAAGGCTTGCCGTTTCCCTCATCGGCCTTTTCGAGCGCCGGCGTCTGATCGACGGCGCGCGGGCGCGGGTCAATCTCGAAAATCTTCAGGGGCAGATCGATGCCTGTAAAATTGCGCTTGCCGCGCGCGAGGCTGTTCGCGCTGATGTTGCCCGTCATCCTGACCGGCTGCCAGTCGACGATCCCTTCCGCCGGGATTGAGACAGCTTCCTTCTGCGCGACGGCGCGCGCGATCTACTACTCGCGCCATGACACCAGACCAACCATCGCCCAGATCCGCGAACATAACGCCGTCGGCGTCGCTCTCAAATGCGGATGGATCCGAAAATGAACCAGCGCGATCCTTTCCTGTCCGATCTTTTGCACGCCATGGTCGAAACTGCGTCCGACAGGATCAACGCAGCCGTCGCGGCCAGCGCGATCCTGACGCCCCTCTGGCGCGAGAGGGTCCGCCTTCTGTCGGAGGACGCCGCCCTGTTCATGCCGATCCTCGGCGTCGCATGGCTGTGCGTGCAGATCATCGCCAAGCTTATCGAACTGCGCTGTCGCGTGAAAAACTAGCGCCGCCTGCGCCAGAGATTTTATGGCCCGCCGCTGTGCGGGCTTTTTTGTGAGGGAGCCAGCATGACGACGCCCGTCTACGGGATCATCTTCAATCGCGACAATACCGACCCGCGGCCGGCGCAGCCCTCGGATCTCTCCGTGATCGGGCTGGTCCTGCCGGGCGATGAGGCGGATGAGACCGTCTTCCCGCTCAATGAGCCGGTCGACTTCAACACCGGCGATCCGGCCTATCTCGCCAAACTCGGCTCCGGCGATCTCATGCGCGCCGTGATCGCCATCGACGATCAGCTCGCCGACCTCCAGACCAGCGCCCGGGTGGTGGCGGTGCGCGTTGCGCAGGGCGAGGATGATGCGGAAACGATTTCCAATATCATCGGCTCGCGCACCGCGACCACCGCCGCCGGCCACGTCGGGACCGGAATCTACGCGCTTCTGCGGAGCGGGTCGCAGCTCGGCGTCATTCCCCGGCTTCTCGGCTGTCCGGGCTATACATGGCAGACGACGACGATCAGTGGGGAGGTTCAGGCGAATCCGATCTGCGCGGCGCTCCCCTCGGTCTGTTCGGAACTGCTGGCGCACGCCATCGTCGGGGGCCCGGGCGCCGGCCCGACCGCCACGCAGGCGTGGTTTGAAACCCTCACCTCCGGCCGGTTGATCGCGGTAGAGGCGTGGCGGCGGGTGCGGGAAGGAACGGGGTCCCGGCTTGAAGACGGCGTCGCCGCCATTCTCGGGATCGGCGCCCGGGTGGATTTCCGGCACGGCGGCTACCCCTTCCATTCCTTCTCCGGGCAACAGGTTCAGGGGACGCTGGGCCTGAAGAATTACTATCCCTTCTCGCTCGTCGACGGCGCGACCGCCGGACAGGAAATGCTGGCGCTCCATGTCGGGGTCATCGCCCGCGGCGAGGCGGGCGTCGAAACCGCTATTTCCTCGAATGGCTTTGTCTTCGCCGGGGTCTGGAACGCCGATCCCGATCCGCTCTGGCACTTCTACAACAAGAGCCGCGGGCGCGACTGGGCGCATCTGGCGCTGCTCAAATCCATCCGCCTGCGGCTCGGCGTCGAAAACGTCACCCCGCATGGCGTGCAGGCGGTCCTGAACGACATGGTCGCGATCGGCCAGAACCTGATCAACAATCAATGCTCGGTCGGCTTCAAGGTCGGGTTCGAGGCGGACAAGAACAGCCCCGACGATCTGCGGCAGGGAAAGTTCCGGGTTTATTTCGCGACCGAGGAGCCGGCGCCGATCACGCAGGTGACGATCGACTCGCGGCCCAATTATGCGGCGCTCGTTGCGGAGCTGGGGACGCTCGTCGCCCAGGCCGCGACGCTTCCCGCGCAATATCTCCAGTAATCCAGAAAAGGACAGCCCCGCATGGCCGCATCTCTCATCGTCTGGGAGGCCGCGAATCTTTTCGCCGGCGACGACAGCCCGACCAATTCGAAACATCTCACCATCCAGAACATCCAGCTCTGGCAACCGAAGGAAAAGACGCAGGAGCATCATCCCGGCGGCGGCATCGGCGCCATAACCATCGGCGGCCTTGGTTTTGAGCCGCCGGAGGTCACTTTCAAACTCACAGGACCTGACGCCCAGACCAAGGCGCTGTTCGGCGTCGGTGCCAATGGTCAGCGTCCCTATACGATCTACGGCGCGCTGCGCGACAAAAACGGCGGGCGCATGATCGAGCGCAAGGTCATTGTGTTCGGCCGGATGATCGAGGTCGGCGAGAACGAGTTCCAGCGCGGACAGCTGATGGAGCAGGATCACCGTATCGCGGAGATCACCCATTACGAACTGTGGGAGGACAAGGCGGAGGTCTATTACTACGACTTCTTCGGCAGCGTCTGGCGAGTCAACGGCGTCAACCAGCTTGCGCAGATGAATTCAATTCTTCGCATCGCGTAAGAATTGCCACGGAGAAAAATCATGGAAGAAGCGCCGCAATTTCTATCCGATCGTCCACGTCTGAAAACAATTGATCTGCAATGGCCGGTCTCCTACCTCGGGCGCGAATACCGGTTTGTTACATTGAGGCGCCTGACGGCGCGCGATGTCGCAAGGTTTCAGGATGAGCTGGACGCATTGCTCAGGAACAATCCCGACGCCTCGCTGCGTTTTCCAATGTTCAGCGACGAAACCGGCGCGCCGGTTCCCGCGGAAGTGCTCGACGCGCTGGACGATGACGACAGATTTGAACTGGATCGGGCAGCCGCCGATTTTTTGCCCCGCCGGTTCCGTGGGATCGCGGAACCGTCTTCTGGCCCGGACGCTGGCGGGAATACCGGGCCTACATCAAACGGTTGATCGGCTGGTCTATGGTGGAACTGGACGCGCTCTACTGGGATGAGTTTCTGGCCGAGCTGATCGTGGCGCGGGATTTCGAGGGGCGGTAGCGCATGGCCAATCTGACCTCCTCGCTGACCGTCAAATTGATCGACGACGTATCGAAACCGGCGCGGACGGTCGCGCAGGCGCTGCGGGACGCGGAGAAAGCGGCGCGCGATGTCGCGAAGGGGATGGCCGGAACCGGGGCGACGGATCGGTTCGTCAAATCGCTTTCCGGCCTGAAGGCGACGCGCAAGGATATCGAGCAGGTCGCCGCCGCGTGGCGAGATTATTCGAAAAGCGCCGGGCTCGCCGCCAACTCGGGGCAGTGGACGAAAAAACAGGCGGCTGAGGTCAGGGCGTGGGAGCGCAGCACGCTGTCGGCGCTGCGCACCGTGAAACGCGAACAGGCGGCCTTCGCGCGATCGCTCGGCAAGGCGGTCGGCGGCGGCGTCTCGCCGATGATGCTCGCCATGTCGCAATCGTCTCTGGCGAACAGGCGCATGATCGCCGGCATGTCGTCGGCGGGCGGGCGGAAATCGGCGCCGGGCAAGATCGGCGCGGCGGAGACGGCGGCAGGGGCCGGCCTCTTCGGCGGCATGGGGCTCGGCCAGATCGCCGCCGGCTATTATGGCTACGAGGCGGCCAGAAAAATCGCCACGGGCGGGGTGGAGCGCCAGCACGCACGCGTCTCGGCGCTGAACGCCGGGATGACGCCGGAGGAACTTCGCATCGCCGAGCGGGCCTCCGTGGCAGCCACGCGCTACGCCCCAACCATGAGCGCCAGCGAGATCATGGAGCTGGTGCAGGACATTCGCTCCTCGGTCCAGGAAGAGAAGGATCTCTACCGCATCCTGCCGCAGGCGGCGCGCGCGGCCTCCATTCTGAAAGGCATGGGCGCGGGCGACGCCAATATCGGCGACATCGTGAAGGCCGGCGACACGCTCGGACTTCTGACCGAGCCGCAGCGGTTCGAGAAGTTTCTCGCCGGTCAGGTCAAATCCATGGCGGTGCTCGGACGAACGGTGACGACGGAGCAGGTTTACGAGGCGGCGAAATATTCCAAATCCGCCGGCGCGACGCTGTCGGACCGGTTTCTCAACCTGACCCTGCCGGGTCTCATTCAGGAAATGCGCGGCTCGAGCGCCGGCGATACGCTCTCCATGCTGACCAAAACCCTGCGTGGGGGGCTTCAGAACCGGCACCTGTCTGTTCAAAAATTGGAGCAGATGGGCCTTCTCGCCGAACCCGGCATGATCACACGCAACAAGAGCGGCGACATCAAGGGCTACGCCGGGAAGCTCGTCGGCGACAATCTTCTCGCCTCCGACCCAGACAAATGGTTTCAGGAGATTTTCAAGCCGGCGGCTACGAAGATCGGCGTCCAGTCGCAAGCCGACATGGTGAAGCTTCTCAGCGAAATTCTTCCCTCCCGCGCCGCCAATCTCGGGCGCATCCTGATGCAGCAGGAACAGTCGCTCACAACACAGGCAAAACTCTTCGAGTCGACGCCTGACATGGATCGGATGATCGCCAACCAGCGATCCGACCCGAAGGCGTCCTGGAGCGCGTTGAAGGCGGCGACTCTTGATCTTGGCGCAGCGGCGCTGGAGGCGGTCCCGGCGGCGCAGGCGCTGTCGTCCCTTGCCGACGTATTGCGTAGCTTCAGCGCCGGGCTTGGCGAGGTGAAGAAATTCTTCGGCGCCGCAGCGCAGGTCGACGCGGAAAAGAAAAGCCTCGGCAAGAAAGCGACCGTTCTCGACGCATGGCGCCGCTACAGCGCTCCGTCCGCCGAGGCGGGCGTGTCCTACCGCGAGGCCTTCGCAAATTATCGCACGCCGCCGAAACCGGTCTTTCAGACCATACCCGGCGCAGGTGTGTCGCGGCGCGCATGGGCGCGGGACGCCAATGCGACGCCCCTTGGCGTCACCGGCGGCATGGGCGGCGCAAGTGTGCTGCCAGCCTTCGCGCAGATGACGGTCAAACCTTCCGTCGACACATCCGGTCTGGACGCCGCGCGGCTGAAAGCCGATGAAGCGAAAACCGCCCTGCAGGGATTGAACGTCAGCGTCACACCGAACGTCAATTCCGGATCGATCGATGTCGCTATTGGCAAGGCGCAGCAGTTGCTCTCGCTCCTGAACTCGGTCGGGGCCGCCGCCAATTCCGCCGCCGCTGCGGCGGGGAGCGCCGCAAACGCAGCAGGTAGCGCGGCCGCAAAGATCAGCGCGCTCGGCAAAATCCAGCGCGGCAATTTCTCCTACGGCGGCGTGCAGGGAGAGTAGCGCTTCTCAGACGTATCTTGGAATCGACGCTATTCCCTTACGGAGTGCAAGCAGCTCGTCATCCGGGATGCTGAAATCTATTGCTGCCAGCCGAAGATCGCGTAAAGCTGTTTGGTAGGCAGGGTTCAGCTGACGGGGACGATCGGGAGCAAACGCCATCACAAAAATAATGCCACAAAAAATCGGTGCGAGCGTGAGAACGAAATTGGTTAATCTATCCGAATCCTGC